AGCTGAGGACTTAGAGACATCAACAAGAAGTGTATCTTCAAAGTTGAGAAAAATGGGCTATGAAGTTGAATTAGCTTCATCATCAGCAAGCAAAGCGTTTTCTGATGAACAAGAAGCAACTCTACAGAACTTTGTAGAGAACAACAGCGGAACATATACATACGCTGAAATCGCAGAGAATTTCGAAGGCGGACACTTCTCAGCAAAATCAATCCAAGGTAAAATCTTATCTATGGAACTTACTGGTCATGTAAAACCAGCAGAGAAAGTTGTAACACCTAGAACTTACTCTGAAAGCGAAGAAACAACATTTATCGATATGGTAAACGGTGGTTCATTCGTAGAAGAAATTGCAGAAGCTTTAGATAGAAGTGTAAACTCTATCAGAGGTAAAGCTCTTTCTTTACTTAGAAGTGGAGACATTGGCTCTATTCCTAAGCAAAAAGTAACTAAAGGCTCTAACAAACAAGACCCTTTTGTTGACTTAGAAATTGCGTCTTTAACTGTAGACGAAATAGCAGAAGAAATCGGAAAAACTGTAAGAGGCGTGAAAACAATGCTTACTAGAAGAGGTCTAGCATGTGCAGACTACGATGGTTCAGCTAAAAAAGAAAAATCAGTTAGCTAATTAAACTAGATTAAGAGAGGGCGTTCATTCGCCCTTTCTTTTCGTTCATTTTTGGGAGAAATATGACACTAGCCTCGGCTTTACTACATCAGATACTATCTAATTCCGAAATAGCAGTTTGGACAGAACTGAAGGAACTTTATTTGCCTTCAGAATATAAGTCGCTATGGAAAATAATCAACGCACATGTCGATAGATATGGAGATTTACCTTCCTTTGAAGATTTAAAATTTGAGATTAGGGATTCCAAACTACAGGAAATGGTCTATGCGATAGAGTCAGTAGAAACCGAAATTGATGCAATGACATTGCTAGATTATCAAAAGAATGAGTTCACACAGAACGAAATTCTAACCCAAATAGATTCGTTTGTAGATGAAACAATTGCTTTTTCTACAGCGGAGGAGAACTTAGATTCACTACAAGAAATCGTGGTCGAAGTCTCCGAAAAAGTCGATACTACTCCGCCTGGAGAAAATATGGCAAAGATTGAACTGTTCGACCCCGAGGAAGAATTAGGCAAGTTTGTCACTCTAGGATTGAATAATGAGTATGATAGAGACTTTACATTTTCTCCCAAAGATTTGGTGCTAGTGGGAGGACGACGTGGTGCAGGTAAGTCTATTACATGTGCTAACTTGGCAAACAACATTTATGAGCAAGGGCGTTCAGCTCTTTACTTCACTATCGAAATGGATAGCAGACAAATTCTGCAACGTATCTGTGCGCTCGGTGCTAATGTACCAGTGAACAGACTACACAGAAAGAATCTCTCCAGAGATGAGTGGGATAGAGTAGCAAAGTGGTGGTGTGATCGTTATCAAGATAGTGGGGACTTACTCACTGATTTCTATAATCATAGAGACTTTAATGATTTACACACTAAGCTTATCAGAAATCCTCTTCGCGAGGATAAGCAGATTGAGATTATTTATGATCCAATGCTGACTATTGGTAAGATTGACGCAGTGCTTAAAACAAAAATGAATCAGTTGCCAGATGTTGGTATTATTATAGTAGACTATCTAAACCAAGTCAAACGCTCACTAGCCTCAGGTCGTCAGTATGAGTGGACAGAACAAATAGAAGTAAGTAAAACTCTGAAGTCTATGGCTCAGCAATACGAAACTATGGTGTTCTCTCCATATCAGACTGATGCTACAGGAGAAGCAAGATTTGCAAAGGGTATACTTGATGCTGCTGATGCAGCGTACAGCTTAAACGCTTGGGAACAACAGGATAACTGTATGACCTTTAGTTGTCAGAAAATGAGAAGCGCACAAATGAGAGATTTTACTTCAGAAATGGATTGGGAAACCTTACGTATAGGGCCTACATCTGTTATGAATCCTGAAGATAGACAGGAAATGAAAGAGAGCATGAGTACAGGAGAAGCTATCAATGACATGTAGAGTAGGATTTACATGTGGAGCATTTGATCTCTTACATGCAGGGCATATAGTAATGCTCAGAGAAGCAAAGAGTAATTGCGATTATCTAATAGTAGGGTTACAAACTGACCCAACCATAGATAGACAAGAGAAAAATAGCCCTATACAGTCTGTATATGAAAGGTATATACAACTTAGAGGGGTAAAGTACATAGACGAAATCATTCCATATGATACAGAACAAAGTCTATTAGACTTATTAGAAGCTACAGAAATACATCTTCGTTTTGTCGGAGAAGATTATGTAGACAGAGAATTTACAGGAAAAGGGTTACACGAAGTTTTTTACACAAGTAGGCAACATTCTTTTTCCACAACACAATTAAGGAACAGAGTAAATGAGAATAGCAGTAACAGGTAGTAACGGATTTATAGGTAAGTGCTTAGTTGAGAAGCTAAAGACTACAGAGCATGAAGTACTAGAGTTAGACATACATAATTGGGATATTCAAAATATTCCTCGTGATGGAAGTGGTATTGAACAGCATTGGCTAATGTATGATTGTGTTGTGCATCTAGGAGGACTAGTAAAAGTTGGGGAAAGTGTATGTAAACCTTCAAAGTATTACAACACAAATATAATGGGAACTAAGAGAGTGATTGATGCCTTCCATGGCGCAAAGTTTATCTTTGCTTCTACCGGTGCTGCATTTAATCCAACTTCCCCTTATGCAAAATCTAAACTACTTGCGGAAGATATTGTAAAAGCTGAATGTAAAGAATATACTATATTTAGATTTTATAATGTAGGAGGACGAAACCCTACAAACCCTGAAGGATTACATGCTGCTACAGTTAATGCATGTGGAACAGGACTCTTTACCATATATGGTAATGATTACAATACAAAAGATGGGACGTGTGTAAGAGACTATGTCCATGTAGATGATTTATGTGATGCAATAATGAGAGCAATACATGAGCCAGGTGCAATGACAGATTACGAGCCTTTAGGTTCTGGACATTCTTACACAGTCTTAGAGTATGTAAATGCTTTCTTAGAGGAAAATGGACCAAAGTTCAAAGTAGAATACGGACCAAGAAGGGCAGGAGACAATGAATCCAGTCAAGTTCCTCGCATGAGTAAATTTATGAAACCAAAGAAAACTATTAAGGATATAGTAAAAATATGATATTATATACAGAAAAACAATTACAGACAGCTTACATACTTTATGTAAGAAGTCTACACGAAAACAATCAAATATTTGGAAACTATCAAATGGATATACCATCGCTAGAGGAATTTAGGTTGATATACGAAGCAGAGATAGAGCTAGAGTATAATGGAGAAAACTTACACTAATGGAAGCAGTAAACTTATTAGTAGAGAAAGGAATAGACTATGAGCTGTCAGGAAAAGATGCAGTAGTAAAATGTCTTAGCCCAGACCATGATGATGGCAATCCAAGTATGAGAATTGACAAAGTTACTGGAATGTTTCACTGTTTCTCATGCGGGTTTAAAGGTAATTTATTTACTTTCTTTGGCGCACCTCAATCTCCATTAGAAATTAAAAGATATATGTTAAAAGAGAAGATTGCAGAGAAGAAAGCTTCATCAGTAGGAATTAAAATGCCAGCAGGTGCAGTAATGTATAACGGAACACTAAGAAACATAAGTGCAGATACATTGAAAATATGGAGTGCATTTACTTGGGAAGATGGAGACAAGTTTGCAGGTAGAGTTATATTTCCAATAAGAGATATAACAGGTAAAACAGTTGGATTGATAGGAAGATTATTGAGAGATGATCCAACAAGACCAAAGTATCATCTTTATCCACCAGGATTAAAGTTACCATTATGTCCTGCAAAACCAAAAATGATACAAAATAGAATTATATTAGTTGAGGGAATATTTGATGCTCTTAACTTATGGGACAAAGGGTTAAAGAATACAGTCTGTTGTTTTGGAACACAGTCTGTAGATTGGGTTAAACTATCTATTCTTAAGATGCAAGGAGCAACAGGAGTAGATATTATGTTTGATGGAGATGAAGCAGGTCAAGTCGCAGCTACGAAAGTAGAAGGTATATGCGAAACTCTAGGCATGGCACATCAAACAATTAAATTAAAACCGGGCAACGATCCGGGCAACTTCACTAGAGAAGGAGTTAGTAGACTAAAGAGAAGATTATATGGGTAGTATGAAAACACAAGAAGTGGTAGATATAAAAAATGCTTGTCCTGAATGGACGAATCAAGATTTAAAACCACTTAATCACCAAGGTGCAGAAGTACCTGGGTACATGATAGCAAAAGATGGAGTTGTAATTAACTACAACGTAAAGAAAGAAGGAACACCTTTGACTTGGTATGGAACTGGGCCACATGGTAATAAATATCCTTCAGTTGGACTGAAACTTCCTGCGAGTATACTTAAGTATGTAAACAAAGAAGCAGGAAACTACTGTGAAAGAACAGACACAGTAAAGAGAGTAGTAAGACTCCATGTATTAGTAATGGACAGTTGGGTAGGTTTAGAGGACTGTCCCGAAGAATTAAGACCCTATTGGAATAATTTTGATGAGAACTTAAGAAGTATCTTAAGACCTTTCTTCAACGTAGACCATATAGATGATAACAAACACAATCCACACGTAAGTAATTTACAGTATGTATGTCCTAAGGACAACCACTGGATTATAAAAGGTGGACACGCACCAAACCTACAGCTAGGTAATGGTGTATACACAAAAGACAAGGAGATAGAATGGCTAAAGTAGCATTAATAGAAGCAAAACCGTCAAGGACTGACTTTATAGGTCACTTTGATAACTTATTTGAATTTGATAGATATTCGCTATCATCAGATGGAACAATAAAGAAAGTATTAAAAAGAGATGTAGATATAGAAATAGATATAGACAGCTATGACTGGATTATTTTAGTAGGCTCAGAAGCCCTAAAGTATTACACAAACGTTACTTCAATTATGGAGTATAGTGGTAAAGTTGTAGATGATAAATTTATTCCTGTAATGAACCCAGCTATGATTGCTTTCAAACCAGAAGTAAAAACATTATGGGAAGATTCAAAGAAAAGTATCACAGAGTATATAGCGGGAACAAAGAAAGTAGTAACGATAGATGAAAGTATTGCTTTTGGAATAACAGATAGTAGAGAAGCAAGTAGATTCATTATAAAAGCTAGAGATAGTGAAAGTGAATATATTGCTCTTGACTCAGAGACATCAGGACTCTATCCTAGAGATGGATATATGATTGGTATTAGTTTGAGCTATGACGGTGAAACAGGTGCATATATAAACTGTGACTGTATTGACGCAACATGTGAAGCTCTTTTGCAACAAGTCTTCGATAAAAAGATAGTAGTATTTCATAATGCAAAGTTTGACGTATCGTGGTTTGAGTATCACTTTAAGTTTAACTTTCCTAGATTTGAAGACACAATGCTACAGCATTATCTAATAGATGAGAACCCAGGAACTCATGGACTAAAACAATTGTCTCTCAAACATACTAAGTATGGAGACTATGAGAAGCCTATGTATGACTGGATAGCTGACTATAGAAAGACAAATGGTATACTAAAAGCAGATTTCAGTTGGGATATGATTCCATTTGACATCATGAAAACTTATGCTGGTATGGATGCAGTTTGTACCTATATTTTGCATGGCAAGTTCAAGAAAGCTTTAGATACTAATAAGAGACTTACTTGGGTATATGAGAATATCTTAAAACCTGGGTGTAGATTCTTAATTGATGCTGAAAACAATGGAGTACCTTTTGATACAGATAGACTAGTAAGTTCACAAACACTTATGGCAGATGTTATCGAAGATGCTGCTCAAAAACTAGATAAGTATAAAGAAGTACAAGACTACAAAACAAATACAGGAGACTTCAATCCTAACTCAACAAAACAATTGAGAGAGTTATTATTTGACTATATTGGGTTAGAGCCTACTGGAAAGAAAACAGGAACTGGAGCAGATAGTACTGATGCAGAGAGCTTAGGCAATCTTGCAGAAGAGCATCCAGTTCCCCAACTCATTCTGAATGTTAGACAGAATGTAAAAATAAAAACAACTTATATTGATAAAATTATACCCGCACTAGATAGAGATGGAAGATTGCGTACGAACTTTAATCTTCATGGGACTACATCAGGTCGTCTATCATCAAGCGGTAAATTAAATATGCAACAGCTGCCTCGTGATAATCCTATAGTAAAGGGTTGTATGAAAGCGAAGCCTGGCAACAAAATAGTTGCAATGGACTTGACAACTGCAGAAGTATATTGTGCAGCTGTCTTAGCTAAAGACTACAACCTTATGGAAGTATTCAAGAGTGGAGGCAACTTTCATAGTAATATTGCAAAGTTAGTCTTTGAACTTCCATGTGAGGCAGATGAAGTTGCAGAACTATACCCAATGGAAAGACAGGCTGCTAAAGCTGTGACATTTGGTATAATGTATGGTGCTGGTCCAAAAAAGATCAGTTGGCAAGTAACAAAAGATAGTGGTAAACTTTTTACCGTATCTGAAGCTAAAGAGGTGATTGATGACTACTTTAAACAGTTCTCAGCACTTCGTAAGTGGATTGATAATTCTCAAAACTTTATTCGTGACAATGGTTTTATTTACAGTCACTTTGGAAGAAAAAGAAGATTACCAAATGTTGCCTCGAAAGATAAAGGCGTTGCCTCTCATGAAGTGAGATCAGGACTAAATTTTCTAGTTCAATCTGTTGCTTCTGATGTAAACTTACTCGGAGCAATCGATACACATAATGAAGTGTTAGAAAAGAAAATACCTGCTAAAATATTTGCGTTAGTGCATGACTCAATATTAGCAGAAGTAAAGGAAGAAGCAGTAGAAGAATACTGTGAAATCCTACTAAGAAACATGCAAAAGGATAGAGGACTCTCAATACCAGACTGCCCAGTAGGGTGTGACTTTGATATTGGTGATGATTACTCTTTCGGCAAGTTTGAAAGTAAATATGGTGTATGATAAGATTAAGTTTCCTGTCTATGTCGTAGGCACAGATGATATTGACTTAATTGATGGACTACTTGTAGCCGATGGGCAAATTCTTGATGATAAAAATATGTCAGGTAAGAATCTTGCGATGCGTAGACTACAGAGTCCTATGAAAGGAATCTATCCACTCAAGTATATGATTGATACGATTCCAGATTTAATACGACACCGTGGTAAAAATTATATAGATAGTAATGGAAAATATTTTCAACTTGAAAAAACAAAAACAAGTCCCATTAAGTACCACAAAATGGGCAAGATAGAAGGTAAGGGTAATGCAGCACTCATATGG